GCATAACACAAATAAATAAAGTGAAGTCCAAGTCCGCTGGAAATGAAGTGTCTTATAAAGATGTGTATTTTGATGTAACTGAAGACGAGACTCCTATTAGTAAGACATTGTATGGTAAAGTGACAAAAACAGACATTCGACATTCAGTTGATGAGAGTGCTATAATGAATAGTATAAAGAATATATTCAACACCTCCCCTGGTGAGAAGATACTCAACCCGACATTTGGTTTGAATTTATCACAATGGTTGTTTGAACCAGTATCAGAGTTCCGAGCTCAGGAGATTGGAGAGGCAATATTTAATGGTCTAAGCAAATGGGAGCCTAGAGTGAACTTGAAAAATGTGTCGGTAGTTGCAGATGCTGACAACAATCAGTATCAAATCAAGTTGGCTATCACCATCCCACAATTAAATATATCTAGAGAGTTACCCGCGGTTCTCAACGCTCCCGGGTTTGATTTTTTGACAGACACATGATATGAGCGAAAACGATATAACAGAATACAACTTACCACAAACTGCATACACTACATTTGATGCAGAGAGTTTAAAATCATTGATAATTGAGAGACTAAATGAAAACTCAACATTCACAGATCAAATATACGAAGGGAGTAATTTATCATCATTTATAGATGTTATAGCTTACAGTTATCATGTATTGTTATTTTATCTGAACCGGACATCTAGTGAGAGTGTCTTCACACAGTCCACTATATATGAAAATGTAAACAGAATAGTGAAACTGTTAAATTACAAGCCATTAGGATACCAAACTAGCACATTGACGTTCCAAACCTTCGCGACAGAAGATTTAATACCTGGTAATTATACAATACCAAGATATTCGTTCATCAACAACAATGGTATAACCTACACCACTGACAGGGATATAACATTTACAAAAAACACACAACTTGACGAACCACTGGCCCTCATAGGGTCAACATATTTACTATATCAAGGTAAGTGGGTGGAATCAGATCCAATTGAATCAGTTGGTAGTACATTTGAGACTATAACATTAGTATCCACTCCGGGCACAAATATCGATCACTTCCACGTAGACGTATATGTTAAGGATGTAGACACACAGCAATACATACAATATGAGGAGACAAATTCACTCTTTCTCCACGGTCCAAACGATCCGGTATTCGAGAAGCGTTTAAATGAAGACCTCTCGTATGAAATTAAATTTGGAAACGGGGTAACCGGTAGAAGATTAAATCGTGGGGACACTGTACAATTATACTATATACAATCTGATGGTGAAAAGGGTGTTGTTGGTCCAAATTTTTTAGATGAAAATCGATTGAACATGTATGGTACCAATACGTTCAGTAAGATCAAAGAGCATGTAAGACCACAAAACATAAAATATATAACACATGACAATCTAGAAACGTTGTACATGACAAATGATAGTAGCTCCACACCACCACAACAACGTGAGTCAACACAGGAGATCAAAGAAAAAGCTCCCGTGTATTTCACTAGTCGGGATCGACTGGTGACACTGAGTGATTACAACACGTTTGTTAGTAAGAATTATGGGAGGATAGTCACCTCGAGTGTGGTGGTTGATAATGACAGATACCTCGATGGTCACTTTCGGTATATGGTTGAAGATATAGGCATAAACAATCCGAATGTCGAGAGTAGAGTGATGTACAATCACCTGGACATAGCATCAACCAACACATTCAATAATATCTATATATATTGTGTTCCACACATCGCGCAAAACACATCAATAGAGCCAATGGCAAGCTTCATTGGTAACTCGCAAAAGAACATAATACTCAACACTATGGATAGAGTCAAGATGGTATCACATCAACCAGTGTTGATGGATCCAGTGTATGTAGCAGTCAATTTATCCACTAGAAGCTCCGGAGAGGTTGAATCTGTAGATTATATTGATAATACAGTACTTGAAATCAAAAGATCAGTTGGTATAATCCGAGACGATGATGCAATTGTAGAGGAAGTGTCCAAGACGATAATTGATTATTTTCAAAATGAAAATGTAGGTTTAGGCCAAGATATAAACACAACAAATCTGAGTACAAAACTGTTAGACATCTCCGGAGTAGATGAAATGACCACGGTCCGGAACGACACTGGACAGAGAACACCTGGTCTTAGCATGTGTATCTGGAATCCTGTGTACCCACAGGACATAACAATAACAACACAAAACATAAAATTACCATACTATAAGTATCCATATTTTCATGACTCTTACGACTTATACAAGAAAATTAAAGTAGTAGCATGACATGGCCACATTTGAACACATAAAATATACTAGTTTAACCGAACTGGTATCACCATTCCGGTCAGAAAACGGATTGGGTGATGCTGATATGTGTACTCGAACACTAACCGGCTATACACTAGAGCCAACACCATTCACTTTCACAGCTGTGTTGAGCTCACTTGACAATACAAATATAGGACCAAGCCTCAACAATTTAATATGGGATCTCGGGGACGGTACAACACAAGTGGGTGTAACCGTCACCAAACAATATCAATTCCCTGGAGAGTACAAAATATCAAATATATTCACCGATCAGAACGGACAAACATACAAAAACAAATTAAGTCAGACAATCAAGGTGTTAAATTACGTTCCTGATAGTCTCATGTGGTATACTGAGGCTATAGCTGATGAGATAGGTGGAAAACCTGAAGTGTGTTTAGCAGGCCGGCCATCAGAACCACTGACATTATATAGAACTAATAGCTGGCAGAGCTGGTCGTCTGTATCAGGTGATGGGGGCTACTATTTAAATTTATATGCACAGGGAAGTCGTTCCCGTCCAGTAACACCGGAGCAATATTGGTCAAATGCTGACACACATCTTGTGCCTGGGTGGCGTTTTGTCGAGACACCACAGAGTACTGAGCCGGTAGAGAGGGTACAGACAGACAACAATGACTATATATATGTCAAAGTAGAGAACAACAATCTCACCCGGGCATCCGCATTAGATTCAACTGCATTTTTCGCCGGTACTAGTGGCACCAAAGTAGTACACTACCTTGATGACATGGCCAACCGTCTCACCAGTGCCAAAGCCACCGGAAGCACCGGAAGTGCCACAGCCGCGTTTGCAAATTCAAACGCCAGGCCAACTGAAAATCAAATGGCAGAGATTGTGGAGGATAAGGACTTAATCGCCTTTGCGTCTTTTGATACCAGTAAATTTTCAGTAGTTTCAAATGACAAGGACATGTCAAAATACGAATCTTTGAAAAGCAATTATTTTCAGATGTATGAGACACAAAAAGTGGGCATGCCAATACGCGTCAAATTTAATCTACCAACCAGATTGAATGTTTCAAGCAATGGCATAAGCGAGATGGGAATCACCGGTTCGAAATTTGCAAACTCTCCATTTGCGGTCACAGTGAGAATGGAGGGTGATGAAGGATACCTGTTAACCACTGATGACCTGGTACCGTTAAGCTCTCGATGGAGCGCGACCTCACAGTCCTTCTCCGCGGAAAACACATACACAGATATAGTGACATCACAAGGGTTCGTAAACATGTATTTGAGTGGATCTGACACAACATTTACAAGGATAACACAGCCATTTCAATCGACAGAAGACTTTAAAACATGGGATGTGGGTACAATATATCCTGAGAATATATCCAACTCATATGTTGTGATATTGTTGACCGAATTAAACCGGGTCGCAGACTACCCCCCATTGCAGACACCTGTCAAAACGGTCAATATACTGTTTAGTGAGTTGGTGGAAGAGCAACAGGCCGCGCTTACAAATGGAATGGCAAAAGATCTTATATATAATGAATCTGATCCCGAATCCGGTGGTCATGCACGAAGATGGCAAACTAAAAAGGGCGCTAGTTACTACGGTTACATCTCACCATCCTCAAAATTTAAAACAACAGATGCAATCAACATGGATATTGTTGATGTTACAGAATCATTTCAAACACCTGGGTCATATCTGTCATTTGTGAATCTGGATGCAGATTGGGATGTGTACAAGGATAACAAATACAAACTGGTCGTGAACACACTAGTAGACCCTCCACTATATTTCAATACAGAAGTGTTATACTACTATATAACAAACCCATCAAATGACACGATACAACAAATCAAGCCAGTATATTATCGTGAGTATAGCTATGGTGAAAGTGGATCCACACAAAAATACACACCACCAATCATTACAAGAACACCTGGTAACAGTGGAATGTATGGGCTGGCAGTGGATGTGGATGGTAATGCTAATGCAGTGGATGGGGATACTGACAAAATAATAAGATACATACGCAACATGGATGTCCGTGCGGAAATCAATATACATGATCTGTTCCCACCGGAAGAACAACAGAAACACTACCCGGGTGATCCTGATGCATATGGTTACACACCAAGCAGTATCAGTCTAGATAGTAACAATGATTATTGGGTGACTTTATACGACACAATTTCAACAGTGAAGATTGACGGTAATACAAACAGCATCATCGCCGCGGCTGTACCAGCAGAACATAATTTCCTAGCAAACTCTAGAACCACCAATCCGTCCGGGCACTGGCAATATGACTCAACATACTCAATAAATGAAGTGACTGGCCGGCCAGGGGAGTATGGTGAAAATATATTAAATCCTGGAGTTGTTGAGACTTGCCGGAATGATGATATTGTTGTCACGTACACAAATCCATTATGTAGCTTTATAGCAAGGTACAACTCAAACGGGGAGCGTTTATGTAAATTCGAATTCCTTGGAGAGGATCGATATTTTACAGGATCTATGTGTATAGATGTGCATGATCATGTATGGGCAGTTACAGAATCAACCGGGCTTGATCATTCCGGTAATATCATTGATCAGCCATTATCCGGAACTGTTATGTCGTTTGATGAGCAACTGAACGTGAGATTGGTTGTAGATTCATTGAGAGGCACAACTTATCAGGATATGAACTTGCCGGCTCCACCGGTTTCCGAAACTATAGAGTATAGTTTTATATATGATCAAGAGTTCGATTACAAGCAGCAAAAATATGTAGAGACTGCACTTGTATTAGAAGACGACTTTAGCTTCATGCACAACCCCCCGCTCACATTATACGAAGGAAACACATATGTATTTAAAAACAAATATTGGAATGGAGGACAACATCAATTAGAACTAAGAGAGGCTACTAGAAGCCAGATCAATATATCTAATGGTACTGATGTGAGACAGTTTTCTAACGCTGGTGATATCATCCTGGATACAGACGGTTTATCTGGTAGAGACACAGATGTATTGAGCATCACCATCACAAAAGATACACCAAAGCGAATGTTGTTGATAGATAAAAATTACCCACAGATAAAATGTGTGTTGGACACTGTAAAAATTGTGATAGCCGATACTAGACCGGATGATAGCTTCGATATGATAAACAACCCTACATATGTAGTTCCAGACAATAATAACAATATTTGGTTCTCATGGGGCAGTCGGTTTGTGAGTAGATACAACGTGAGACAAGACTATGTTGACACCACACTTGCAGTTGGGTCAGCGTATGATGATCCTAGGTATCACCCGTTGTCTGCAGAGTTGTATGATCGTCGGGATAATGCCAATCGAAGATCTGCTATAGAGGGACTGGGTATGGATACCGCCAACAATGTACTTGTGGTGAATAATGCTGATAAGAGAATATACGCCATGAATTCAGATACTTTCGTCTTGAGTGCGTTTGTGAATATTGAAAGTACTGATATACCGTACGAAGAGTTTGACTGGGTACCATCCATAAGCAGTGATAATTTCGCCGATGAAGACACATTCATGTTGTACTCAACACCCTCCAGTTACATGACTGAAGAGCAAATGCTCGTATTTTTCAACAACACAAACTTTACTGGGACCACTGCTGAGAGGCTTTCCGCGTATAATAGATATTACGATACAGTTGTTGAACCGCAAGTAAAGCTTCGCACTGCTCATGGTGCTAATCCTGTATCAGCTACCGGTTTTGAATCGATAATCTGTGCGAATGGAGACTGGACCGGATACAACTGGATAAACAAATTTGATACTAGAGTTGTCGAGACTGACGAGACAACCGGTTTTATCAGTGTCACTGGAGCGAGTGATGAGTTTGAGTTGTTACCACGCCATGGAACACATGAGATAGTCAAGGTTAATGAAAATAAAGACTTCGCCGGGACATTGAGATCGTACATGAAGCAGAGTAACCTGATGGAGAGTACAAAATTATATACAGAGATGATGAATTCGATATTCGGTACAGATACAAGTGATGTGAGTAGTATCGGCAAGAGAGTTTACGAGAGAATTGCCAATTACATCCAAAATCACAGTGATATTGACACATGTACCATAGACTCATTGCACGGTTTAGCATCAATGGTGAATTATAGGTTAATGCAACAACAACCTTCCCAACCTGCAGAAATCCGGAGATTGATGGATATGTTATCCATCAATTTCACTAAGCTCAGAGGCACAAGAACCAATTTCCAGCATGATTTTGAAAAGATGGGTAATATGGAACAACAAACAATTGGTACCAATTTAGGGGCAGAGCTGTTACTGATCAAGGAGTGGATGACTGGCGAGCATGTGAATGAAAATTATCATATAATATCAACCCGGAATTTGAGTGAGAGTATCAAAGCGGTACAAGCACCAGGTGGTACATTAACAGTGGAGCAGCTGTTTCAAAAGCAGGTCGCTTCCGGAGAGGTGATAGTGTTGAGAGGCGGTGGATACATACCAACGTCCAGGGATAATGCTATCACAATCACAATTGATAGCCACACATACGGTGCTAATGATTATGTATTAAATGATGGTGAGTATTACGAGAGTATTCAGAGTGTACCCGCGGGTGTTCAACCTGGAACGGACCATGGAGAATACTGGAGACACTGGCCGGATGGACTGGTAAGGTCACAACACTTAGATCGAATCAAACAGGTGTATGGCGGGTTGTCACCAGAGGAACAACTAGCACATTACAACACACTACCAGTTATAGTAAAGCTACTAAATAAATTAAAAATTAGCGTAGATCAGAAGCTAGTTTTCCGGGAGGAGCATACTGGTGCGTATAATTTAGTGACCCCCATGGTTGTTAGTTTTGAGGATGGTAGGGATTATGGTATTGAATTTTCCGGAGATAATTTTATAGTGAGCGACCCGAACATGCGAATCTCAACCACACCTGAATACATGTCATCCATGAGATACGCTCACCCTATGTTCACTATAGATGATGGATCCGAGATAATATCATTGATAGGTACACCCATCAATCCAAATCCAACAATACATCTGTTCCGAAACAGAGTGTATACATTCACAATAAACTCTCCCGGTCACCCGGTGATAATCACCACGAGCCCCGGAGCATCTGCACAACCTGTTGAAAATTTTGTATCCAATCAATCGATCGAATCCGGTAAGATAATAATAAAAACAGACGATCATCCGATACATGGACCAATACCAGAGCATTTATACTATCAAAGCGCGAATGATCCCAAGATAAGCGGAAAAATTTCAATAACTGAAGTAACAGGCATACCACACTATTCAACACAATTTGATGGTATTACATCATATGAACTGGATATCAACTCTGGATCATATGATAACATGAGCAGATACGGATGGGGTCTCAGTTTTCCTGTAGATGGAAATGTGTGGCAATACTACACAGTAAATGAATATATATCAGACGGTAATAAAGAACAAATATATATAAACAACGCAATTGATTGGTCGGCCGGAGCGGATTCCACACAATTCAAACAAACTCCATATGGTAGGACCACTGTTTCATACAACACTAGCGCGTTCGGTGATTGGGTGGATGATGGTGGTGTGATGGATATCATGTTTGAAAAGACGTTGCGAGAAGGCTTGCAACTGTTTGATGGTACTGACTCGATCAACACGTTCATAAGTGATAGTGACGATTAAATAAATGTAATAATGTCAATAGATCTCAACATAACCCGGAATTTCGAACCAAAAGCAAGCATGCTATATGGTGACAGTAGTGAATCGGCGACTGACTCTCAAATACCGATGACATACACCGAGTGGCTCAACAACGTGAATGTGGACCTACAACCCGGGCAAGACATGTCAAAGGAGTATAGTAAATATTTGTTTAATTGGAAGCAGAAATCCAAACAACGGCAAGCGATCCAGTCCAGATATGTGATAAACAAATATAAATCTGCACTCAGAAATATAGCTGTAAATTACACAACAGATGAACAAAAACGATTTCTACAAAATCTAGATTACAACAACCCTCGGCATGTTGAATCCGCGATAACTTTTTTCGCGAGCAAACTCAAAGAAACGTCAATATTTTATGCCGATGAGAGGCAATCGATCCGCAATCAAAAAAACCTAAAATCCACCACCGGTACCAAGCAAGGATTGAAGCAATTAATAAATGTGACAGTGCCAAAACTCTCCAGACAGCAAAGAGTGCAGAAAGGAGGTCTCAAGAGCCCGGGAGCAATGACAAACAACAAGGTTGATTCTGTTGTCACCACCATAACAGAACTATATGATGTAGAACCTGTAGATCCACGAGATAACACCATAGAATATGATCAACAAATATTCACAGACGTTGATGCTGCTGTGAGGCAGTTGTTAATGGATTGTGTACCGATACTCGAGTTATCATCTGAACTAGGCATAAGTCTTGCTGCTAGTAATGGTGAGTCCGATTTAACGGACATAACACTGTTAGATTATAGCAATTTTTACAATTATACTAAGGATCAACAAAATTTAAATTTAACAAAATTGGCTGAGTTTATACCAAGCTTAGTGGGGAATGACATAATGTTTCTATCTGGAGGTGAGGTTACACCTATGGTAACAGCCAAAGCACCATGGCGTAATATTTTCAATCGATCAGCACCAGCGATAACAAACAACAAGGTTAAATTATATAAATCAAAATACAATCTAGGTTCATTGAACCTCCCGGAAAATATAGGAATACTAACATATTATGGGTACAATCCTACGTTAGTGGATACTGACACTGATTATACAGGACCGATCCCGGATCCATCTAGATATGGTCCTAGTGTGTTCGCAGGAAGTAAACATATACCGATAGAACAAAATGTTGACGTGACGTGGTTCAAAGCTGACAGTAGTAATGATCGTCTACACGGAGATATAACGAATGTACGGACTTCTCCTAAATTTTTCGGTTATAGATCTGACGAAGAGGTAAAGCAAACATCAAAGTATGGTGTCAGCCGGTGGATTGATCCAGTAGGTTTTTTCTCTGGAGAGAAAAATCAAGAATGGGCTAATGAGGACGTGTTCCCATCAGAAGCACATAATATATTTAAAGTAGATGAGCGACAGAAATATCTAAATGTAACTGACGAGACACCAGTGGAGTGGAGTTCAGATATGTTTGGCAACGAATATGCATTGATGAAGCGAGTGTCACCGATCCGCGAGCCGCTCGCATCTGCTATAGATGATGATGAGATTGAACCAAACACTGAATGTATCACAATAGATGGTGGTGACACGCTCCGCCCTAGAATGAAGCAATGGGCTGACAGGACGGTAAATTTTGAATATTATGATGGGGGTAGGACCGGTGGGCAAGATCCAAAAGTAGAGCAAGCTCCTAGAATGCTTCCATTCCCGGACATCCGGAGACAGAAATATTATCGCAAAAGTGATGGCACACTGTTCAAGGCACTGGAGCCATATAATTCATTTTACGACGGCCCAAATCCGCAACGTACAGAATTGATACCAAATACTCCCATAACATATCACGGCTTCCGGCCAGATCCGACATTCGACACACAGTCATATGGTGGGTTGTTCACAGATGACACTTGTGGTGTTGAAAATCCCGGATCGTTGCAGTGTGATATACAGGACAATTATGTGTTTGGTGTGTTTTCTGATGGTTTGTCTGGTGAAGGCCCGGACGCGATGCACATATCACTCCCGCAAACATTGGAGAAAATAATATCCGGTGGAGACATATCCAGCATTGGCGATCGTGTGTCTAACAGCGTCACCAGCAACACATTCGCTCAATTCACATCCGCCGGTTACGAGACTCATGAGACCTCCGGACCAGCCAAAACATCCTTGTTAATATACGATAGGGACACAACAGATTCAATACCTGCTACATACAAAGGTAACATACCGGATGTGCAAGGAATAACTAAATATATAGAAGTACAAACCGTCAACACCGGGCGGGATCAGAACGTGAGCTTGAAATCTACCGGCATCCAAACGCTACGTGAGATGGTGCTCGATCATAACAACACATCAGACAAAAAAATAGACCTGAGCACACTCACCGGTGGGGGTGTGAGACCTGAACAGGATTTACAGATCGATCTTACCGGGAGTGGGTACGTCATACAACCCTCCGGATTGAGCTTGACATTAACTGACAACAACCAGACACCTAGAACTGTCACATTCATCGCTGATCATCAATTGTCAGTGGATCAAGTAACACGAATTGACGCGTCAACATACAAGTATGGGGTCACAAGTGACTCTACTACAGAGCCATTGGCGCGAACATTAACCAATGCTATAACTAGTGCTAGTGACAACAATGATTTGTCTATAGATGCAACACATGTATACACGGACGATTATCGAGAGGTTGTATTGCTAGCTCAACAACTTCCCGGATCATCAGGTAATGTAACATACACAGGTACCACTATAACTGACAATCAAGCATACATACAACCAGTAATCGCGACAACATCAACGACACTAGATGGTGATGGTGTGGTGATCGGTGTTGACACCACGTACATACCCACATCTCATGAATTCCATGGTGGTTTTGAGAGCGTGTTGACAAAAGATATTAGTATAGGCTTAATGGCATTGACACCTGGTGAGATAGGCAATAGTATAGAGTTGACCACGGATATGATCACTGAGGGTAATGTGTATTCTAGATATTATGATGTAATACCCGCTAGTTACAGTAAATATGATGGTACATATACCACCTCTAATAACAGTACAACCACATTAGGATTGACCGCCACCAAACCAGGAGGCGTCACATACACAATATATGGTAACAGTTTGAGCAGTGTGGAGCAACTACTACACACGCATGAGTATACATCTACCGGGGATTTGACCATGGTACCTAGGGATGATGTGGTGATAAGAGTAACGGGTGGGGTGACATTACCGGCGGTTGGTATAAGATCTACCGAGATAGGACCAATTGACATACAATTGATTGGTGATGGTGTTTCGACTTTAAGACAACTTGTGGCTGACAAGAATCTGATAATAACCACCCTCGGTGAGGATTACGTTGTAGCGTCAGGACACGAGATAATCATAACTGGTGGTCGATGGCCTGTGTTAAGTGAGTTGGTAGGTCAGTGGAACAGCGACAATAATACAAACCGTGTCACTGTAACCAAAGGATCAACCACCAGTATAACATCAGATATGAAGTTGAGGTTGTCTGGTGGAGTGGTGACTGTGAATTACACAGTACCGCAGGATTATAACAATGAGGCATTTGATACATATTGCAATGAACATTACCCTGAATTCAATCCGGATGTTGGGTTCACATCTTATGGTAATGACGACCCGGAAGGGGAGATTATATTGAGAGGCACCCTGGATGGTGAGACTTTTGCTAGCAACTGCGCGGACGTTCGAGGGGAATTTGAGTATAATGTTGATAATACCGTACCATTATTTCAAGACACTCTACAAATATCCGAAACACAGTATGCAGATGAAGAGGGATTGGATATATTCACACCACTAACATCATATCAAGAGAATCATGCTTCCATTGGTCGAGGTTTATTCAGATCATATAATAGTGCACGAATCGCGAGTGTTGTTGAGTTGATAGACCCATTAATACGTGATTACAGCCTGTTCAAGAACAGTGATTATGACAACTTCCGGAATGAATTAGCAAACAACAAAATAAGATCAATGCAGATGTATTGTGATGTGCAGATGATAGAGACTGAGAAGCATATATTCTTCATGAAGATTAATTTCGATCCAAAAACCGCCAGCATGTTACCCCCTGGTCACCCCATAATACTGACAAAGACAACACAGGATGATAATGTGATAGAGACCACGATCAGACCATATTATGATACTGACAAACATATAGTGTTGTTTGGCCATACTGACACACATGAGACTGGTGTGATATATCCTAGATTGTATTATGTTGATCTAAACACCATGCTGTTCAAACAAGCGTTCCCCACTCCTGGGAACGATATAAGTAAATTCGTGTTGACAGGTGATCTCATAGGGTATCAATACGTATCAATTGATCGTCCGTTGATATGCTTCAATGAATTCACCAACTTACACAGTGTCACATACTCCTGCAAACTAGTGAATGATGATGATATCACACTGCATGGTGTATGTACAAGTGATTTCGAGATAGATGCAAATGGGATGACACTAGAGAATGTGTTTATGTATCACACTAATCCGGTTAAGATTTACACACCCCCAATAGATGAATGGGAGGAGGAGATGTTGACATTAGATTTTGAATTGGAACCTAATCAATACTGGATACCAACCCCACAGCAAGCAAAACACTCACGTTACCGTGGTGTGTTTCAGTTGGTAGATGGATATGATGGCACGACTGTAGATCTTTCCGCCACGGATGCAGGCCCTGAAATGTATACACTCGTGGGTAATAGCTTGAGTAGCCTGGATCAATTGATATCAGATCTCCCGGTGGAATTGGTGTTTGGAGACGGAAGTCAGATAATGGGGGAGTGGGATACCGTGGAAATAGCCGGTGGTCAGCATGCGAGAGGAGATCAAGACGTGCATGTGACACAATCAATCTCTGGGACAATAGGACGATTGTTGAGTAGTTTTGAGTTAAACTTTAATTTGAGCACAAAAAATATACCAACAGATGGTACTGATCACCGAGTGAATCGATTGATATTCGACCCGGGTGATGGTGGAGATATACAGGTGAACGATCGAATAATAGCAAGCGGTTTAGAGGCGCTAAGCTTTGATATAAATGATTTACCAGATCAAAGCGATTTGTATGATCCGCGGAGATTTGGATTCACACATAAATATACATTTGATAACTCCTCAAACACCACAACAACAGCCACATTGACTGCAGTATACAACACATTTAAGAAGCTGATATACTCGATAAATATCGAGACAGATAATTTCACTATTGATTCCGGGTTCGAAGATGTGAAGCTGATAGACACACAAACCATTGTAACCGAGAACAACAAACACAAACAAATGTTCGTACTAGAGACACAGAATCCTAGATACATATCATATGTTACAGTGGATCGTAAAAATTACACCAACTCAAATGCTGTAGGTTACGTTGATGGTGAGATATACGCTGGGTCATTCCACACTATGTCTGATGGCACCATGATGACGGGCGAGTCACACACACCCATTTCAAGAGAGATATCTCTAACACCTGAACTCACAACACCGCTGCAAATTGACTCCACTGTTACTACAGGTGATACTCCTGAAACGATCAGGAGCTATTGATAAACTGATGTCACTGGCATAAATATTGTACAATGGCAGGTTATCAACAGAACAGTGGCAAGGGATCAACATTCGGTCGTAATTTCATGCAATATGTTGCATCAAAATTACCATACAATCAATCGTATGTGATGGATGGTGTTCAAGATTTGAACCCAAAATTCAAACATTTCTATAACACTGGAACCAAGCGAGATGTAGCGCTCGCTAAACATAGTATATCACAACAGGTCGTGAGTAACGACCAAGGTGTGGGTGCTATAGCTATTGACAAAAACTACCATCAGTTCATGTATGCAAACGTTGATCTGGACAAAGAGAAACGCTTGAGAGATTATCGAATAATGGCCGCATATGCAGAAGTGGCAGATGCACTTGACGAGATATGTGATGATGTGATCAACGTGAATGAAGACACTGGTAAGATCGCGACTGTTGAGTTCCGAGACACAGATCTGACTGAGGCGGCTAAAACTGAACTGACAAAAGAGTTTGACAAGATTGCCAAATATTTCGATCTGGAGAACAAGGGTTGGGAGTATTTTAGAAACATACTTGTTGATTCAGAAGTGTATTTTGAACATATCATCCATGAGGAACATCCAGAGAAAGGTATTTTAGGTATATTGTTAGTACCCACTGAACTGATAGATCCAATATATGACAACGTGCAAAACACATTGATAAAGGGGTATTTGTTCAGACAACCTATATTAAATCCAAAGACACAACAGGTTGAAAAATATGAATACATACCATTTGAGAAAAACCAGATAACATACGTGAACAGTGGCATCTGGAATGAGGATAAGACCATGAGACTACCATTTATTGAGAATGCTAGAAGAGCGTATCGACAACTCACCATGATAGAGGATAGTATTGTGGTTTACCGGCTTGTCCGGGCACCGGAAAAATTGGTGTTCAATGTTGATGTAGGTAACATGCCACCACCTAAAGCTGAAGCGTATCTCAAGAAATTAATGCACAATTACTGGAATCGTAAAACATTTGACAACAATCAAGGTGGGCAAGTAAATGCATTCAACCCACAATCGATGCTTGATAGTTTTTGGTTCGCCAAAAGAGCAGGAAACAATGGCACTGAAGTGACACAGTTGCAGGGAGGTCAGAATTTGGGAGAATTGACCGATTTAATGTATTTCGTCAAGAAATTATACAAAGCACTCAAGGTGCCTAGCAACAGATTAGAAGCGGAGGCTAGTTATAGTGATGGTACAGAGATATTGAGAGAAGAATTGAAGTTCGCGAAGTTTGTAATGCGCTTGCACCAACGATTCTCAGAGGGTCTCAAAAACACGTTTATAACACAGCTCAAAATGAAAGAATTGTGGGATGAGTACAATCTAAGGGAGGATAATCTCCATATAACATTCAACGCACCTAACAGTTTTCATGCATTAAGAGAGCAGCAAATATTCGAAGTCAAAAGCGGGAATTTTGCTAACATGAGCACTAACGAGTTGATATCCAACACATACTGTCAGAAGAAATATTTAGGGTGGACGGATAGAGACGTAGTTGCCAACCGGGCGTTCCTCAAGAAAGATAAAGAATTACAATGGGAACTCACTCAGCTAGAGAGCATGGGACCAAATTGGCGTGAGAGTATGACCGCACCCGGTGAAGGTGAACCGGGGATGGAAGGGGGCGCGATGAGTGGTGATATGGGTGGAGCATTACCCCCAGCTGGAGATCCAGGTGCACCTCCGGATTTCGGACCACCACCGGATGTTCCAGATGATACACCAGCAGACCCACCCCCACAGCTCCCACCAGCATAATCTACTTTCATGACACTGTCCGGCATAAATAATTAAGATATGTCGCACCAATACCAACCAACAAGTTATTATGATTGGCCTGCCAGAAAACACGGTATTTTTCTAGATTCAGGTTCGTATGTTTATGTACCGTATGATTACTACAGTGGAGATGAGATACATCAACAGAATGTGGTGTTCAAAGACTCTCAATATGTAACATTTGACAACACACATTTAAGGTTTTTGAATCGATCAGATCTGCATTTGTATGACACAAGCGGCATCGTGATACACGACAGCGGCACGCTGGTGATGTACACCAGCGCCAGTCCGTTCGCTAGAAAATTTGTTGTTGATGAGATCGGAAGAGTTGGTATTGGCATGGATCATGGCCAACCACATGCCAATCGAGGAGAGAGCCCAAGTTTCGATCTCGATGTGAGAGGTCAAGTGGGTGTGGAGGATTACATCTATCACAATGATGATGTTGATACTTACATGTTGTTTGGTTCTGATCTGTCAGCACATTATGTGAATACAGTAGGGGAGATTCATGACATATATCCAGCTGATCAGGGCGAGATAAATTTTAGAGTTGGTGGAATAGACATGTTACAGATGCAATCACGTGACGTTGATCATGTTGAGAGTGGGGTGAAACCAATACACACACAAGATCATGTGACGTTCAACAAATATCAAACAGACGTGGATTTTGTGGTGCGTTCAGAGACAAACACAGGCGCGTTTGTGGTTAGTGGTGATGGAGCTGAGGTGGTGATTAATGAGGATGGAAACGCAGACACAGATTTTCGAGTAGAATCCGACCACGAAGATCATATGCTGTTTGTTGACACATCAGTCAACAGAATCAGCATAGGTGATAGTGAAGACACACCACAAGCCACATTAGAAGTGACAAACGATCCAGTCAGTGGAGCATTTGATGTACCGTTGGTGCAACTTAACAACGAAGACACAGACAAACAATTGTTGGATATAAATGCCAAGAACATTGATGCTGATGTGATCAGTGTGAGCGCAGACGATTTAGTTAGCGCTGACGTTGTGTCAGTCACAGCAGACAGCTTGACCACAGGAGACGTGTTCAACGCCACAGCAGACAGTCTCACCACCGGTAGTCTGATCCACATGACTCATACTGGTAGTGACAAATCTGAAGTGTCATTGGTACATCTTGAAAGCACTGGAGATCGTGGTGACGATACAAACTCTACAGTGTTGTTGGATTTGAATTTTGACACAACTGATGGTACAGCTGCTCGTACAGTACGCATCGATACAGAGCAAACAACCGGTACTGCTGTAGAAGTTGACGCGAGTGAAATAACAACAGGTCGTGTTTTGGCGATTGATGCAGATGGTTTGACTGGCGGTAAAGGGATTGAGTTGTTGATGGGCACTCGAACCACTGGTACTGGTTTACATGTATATGATAGCCACGGATCAGATCATGGAGGCAATTTGATAAAATTTGAACAAGCGGGTGATCGCTCCGGAGATCAATCTAGCACACTTCTGAATTTAAATTTAGATACAACAAATAATCCAAACTCTCGCGCGCTATATATAGATAGTGAACAGCGTGATGGTACGGTTGTCGAGATTGACGCGACACCGCTCACAACTGGTAAAGGGTTGCACATGCACATGGACAGCCGCACCACCGGATCCGGATTGCATATACATGATGCCAGCACCACGGACAGCGCAGGAGCGTTGGTCAAGATTGAACAGGCTGGTGATCGTGATGGTACACAAGCCAGCATCGGACTAGACATCAATTTTGACACCA